ATGCCCGATTATCAAACCTTCGACATGCTGCAGCGCCATAAAGCGCAATTGCGCGATAGCGTGCAGCTTTCGGGTGGCATCAAGTTGGCGGCCTGGTTTAATAGTGGCGATCGTGTCACTAATCTTAGCGATCACCATACGCTCAGCCTGTATACCGCGGATGGCTATGACACCTGGCATAAAACTCAGCATGGTTGGCGCAACGGCGGTGGTCCGGATCGCTTCTGCCTGATGCCTTCTGGTATTGAATCCACCTGGGATTTACGCGCCGATTTGTCGTTCGTACATCTCTACTGTACTGACAAGCACTTGCGTCATCTTGGCGAACAGATTTGGGATCGCAGCCCCGCCCAACTTAACCTGCATGAAAAGATCTTTGCCGACGACGATCGCATCACGCAACTTTATCGCCATTTCCTGCAGAGCGTTGACTGGCAGCAACCCGCTAATCAATTGATGCTGAGCAGTGCCTCAACGTTGTTAATGACGCATCTGTTGCAGCGCTACAGTGAAGTGCAGTGGCAGGCGCCACAGGTGCGCGGCGGCCTAGCCCCCGCGGTATTGCGGCGCGTGTTGGCTTTTATTGATGCACAGTTGGATCAGCCGTTGACGCTGGCGCAATTAGCTGCGGAAGCTTCATTGAGTGAGTATCACTTTGCTCGCATGTTCCGCAGCAGCGTGGGCGAAGCGCCACATCAGTTCGTGATGCGTCGTCGTATGGATACCGCACTGCAACTGCTAAAGTTCAGCGCTCTGCCGTTAACTGAGATCGCGCTGCGCTGCGGTTTCCACTCTTCCAGTCACTTCAGTAACCGTTTCCGCCAGTTGCATGGTGTCACCCCTTCCTCATGGCGCCAAAACGCGCACCAGCTTTGATTCCGCTGTAATTACCTGAAACAGCCAGTTTCTACCTTCGAGAAACGTCTCAGATTCATTCACTCTCATGCTAATTGTGATGAACTTTTCTTAGCCTTAGATACAATGCCATCCATTAACATGTTGTTTTTTATGTGATAATTACATGTTTAGCTTATGCGGAGTGGTAACGATGGAAATGCGCGTTTCAAAGCTTGAAGCCGATGTATTTGAAATGAAGGCGGATATTAAAACGTTGAAAACCGATATGGAAACGGTGAAAACCGACCTGGCGGTGATCAAGTCTAACTACGTAACGAAAGCCGATTTACATCAGGAAATCGCTAAAACTCATGTAGAGATCGCCAAAATTCACATAGAGATGACCAAACAAACCAAATGGATCCTGGGTGGAATAATGAGCGCGGCTGGACTCAGCTTGGGTATAGCGCGCTGGCTGTTTTGAGGGATTAGACCTAAAGCCAATATGAGGGAATGATGAAGACTGCAAGCTGCCCTGCGTCACATCCAACGTCCATTCGGATTCGCATGTTTACCAGGAGTAGATTTCTGCCTGGGGATGGCATTGCTTATGATCAGAATTATAGTTACCAGGCTGGAGGAAACATGCTTGAAGTGCGCGTTGTAAAACTTGAATCTGACGTCAGTCATATTAGACGTGACGTTGAAGAGCTAAAGGCCGATGTAAAATCAATCGATAGAAACATGGCTGCCGTGCTTGAAAAACTAGAAGGTCTCAAAGAGTCACTCGCTAAAAAGCCTTTGACAGATGCAGTTGATAAAAAGATCTCTGAAGCGAAGTTGGCTGTTTTACTCGGTGTTCCAGCCTTAATCGCTATTGGCACTACGGCCTACAAGTTGATAGCGCATTTCTATTTCTCATGAAGACCCGTAGCCGTCTTGGTTTAGTTAAACCCACCGCCACTCATCGAAAATCTTTGCGTGCCAATGATTCGGCGACTGCCTGATATAAAGGGGGATGAGGAGGGCAGCGAACGGCTATATGGTGTCCCCTGCAGACGTCCAACACGACCTGCAAGAGATTGCACCATATAGATTTTTTCAGATTGGATTATTTTTTTACCCAGCAATTTACCCACCGCAGCCGGAGATGAGCTTGTTTTTGAACTCAAGGTGGTCACGGTATTTCCAGCGGGAGCGGGTGCCGATTTTGATGGGCTGGCAAAGAGTGCCGTCTTTGATGCGGTCATAAATGTAGGTTTTGCCGAAACCAGTATCGGCCATGATGAACTTCAGATCAACGAGTGTATCCTCGCGCAGTTCCATAGGTCTCTCCGGATGTTGGTATATGACAACAAATAGGGTTAATCGGGTGGGATGTGGCTATATGGCAACATTGCTTGGGTTCAGCCCATAGCCAGGCGATGATGATTGCGATAATCAGGGCAACCCACTGAAGCAGGTCGCCAAGCGTTATGGGTTCGTCGCAGGTAGTGGTCATTCGTTGAAGAACTCACGGCCAAGCACGTGCCATATTTTTTCAGGTGATACCTGCATGTCTCTGGCAAACACAGCGACAAATTCATCACCCTTAAACTCCCGGCAGACCTGATTTGCGAACCAATCCTTTAAGCCTGAGAAGGTTGGCTTATCACCATAGTCGTCTGTTATAGCGGCGGCGGCATTCGATACTTCAGCGCATATTAGGCACTGCTTGAAGCCGAATGGCTCTCTTTCCCATATTCCAGATGAGTAAACGTATTTATCACCTGGCGCAATTGGGTGCGGGCACTCACAGCACTTATGCTCTTTCCGCGCAGTGCGTGTTACCTGCCGAAAAGCTGAAGGTGCATCAGACATAAAAACCCCTTACTTCCGGTTGCGGCACTTCTTTGACTGCCGTTTAATGGTCGCGGCGTTGGTGGCCTTGCCGCCCGGCGCTGATGGATAGGAATGCCAGTGATATTCAGGTGGCGACCAGTAGGATGGCGTCATGAGTCCACTGCCAATGATTGACGCTAGGATGCCGATTCGGCGCATAACAACTCCTCACGCAGAGCGCGATAAAGGTTAATAGGGTGGGGGATTAGTGGCTGCGGAAGCCGTTACAGTTGCGGAAAAACTCGATTAGCCAGGCTTTCATCTTCGCGTGCCATTCTCTGTCGTTACCGTTGCACCAACCATCTGGCGGCGTCCATGGCTCCAGCAAGTCAGCCATCTTTCTGGCTTTTGCAGGCGTGACGTCGAGCGGGTCGTTTGTGTTCTGCGTGTTTACCAGCCTCTCCATTCCGGGTATTGCCAAAACCTTAAACCAAGTGCCATTCGGTAAATCGATGCCGCTGACACGCTGCCCGGCTCGTCGCTTATCTGTCAGTGAAACACTCATGCCGCTCTCCTGTTTTTAGCTGCCCACAATTCCCTTGCATGGTCCTCGCAGCATTCCTTACTGCAATAGCTTGCTCCATCAAGAGATGGCTCGCCGCAATCAGCGTTTAAACAAACCGGTGAGCGCGGCGCGGGTATCGGGCGATTAGCCAGCGCTATCTCTGTGTTGAGGATTTCGAGGTCTGATGCTGCGTCAATTTCATCGCACATGATGATTCTCCAGATAATAAAAAACCGCTTTCGCGGCTATCGGTAGGTGAGCACTCAAGTGGTGCTGTCGGTGGGTGGTGCGGGACGGGCGTATAACAGATTGATGCCATCGGGAAGGCCAGTAAAATCCGCATTGTCTACTGGCCCGGCGTTAAGCCAGTGATTACCCGATACCTCCACCTGGAAAACAGGTTCGCTTTTATCGCCTTTGAGCAAGTCATCAATCATGGCACCACGGAACCCAGCAAGATCCAGAGCGGCATCCAGCTTTTGCTGCAAAGCTTGATGGTTTTTGCATAAGTCAGAAATAAGAGATGCATTATCACCAACGAAAACACTCAGATTATGAAAGTGAGAGGCGCATGGCTTGTAGTCGTATTTATCAGCTAGTTCGATGAGTTCATTCAATTTTTCCACTTTCATTGCTTAACCTCCGAAGCCTGAAATGATAGATCGAACTCTACGCCATCACTTTTAAGGTCGCTTAGGGGGTGATCGCATGGTTCATCGTCTTCGTTGTAATGCTCACGCGCCCACAGGGAGCTCTCTTCGTCAATAAACACCGGAAGAACAGAGCCCTCTACTAAGTAAGTGCCGCCATTCTGTTTTATGGTGATAGTTCCAACTTGATGTTCTTTCATACCTTTCCCCTTATTCGCCAACCGGCCACAGGCCAGCCTTGATTAATCTGGCGCGGCGCTGTGCCGCCTCTGTGTTTATGCGCTGGCTGTCATTGGTAGCCATGCCGAAAGCGCGCCATGAAACGACGATCGCCTTCGGGTTCTTGTGAGTGATTCGCTTTGTGATGACCAGCGTGTAAGTGAAGTCGGTGCAGCCATCTACCGGCACCGGGTCAGTAGCGGTAATCACCGCCGTCTCACCGCGCAGGCAGCCTCGCATGATGCTGTTGAACTGGCCCAGCGACATATGAAAAAGGGCGCTTAGTTCGCGCCCTGTTTTTGGTCCCTTACTCAACTGCCAGACGGCTCGCTCCTTGAAGCCGCTATTGGGCGCAGCGTTGCGCCGGTACTGTGCAAGTTTGCGCATGGCTACGCTCCCGCTTCATCCAGCTCCGCTTTACGGATCAGATAGACGTCAGTGGCTTTTTCAAGGTGCCCGGCACTGCCAGCCAGCACCTTCGCCGCGTACTTGTAGAAGCGATCAAGACTCGAAACAGAATCAGCATTGGCTGACGCTTCGGTGAAATCGGCCAGCAACTGATCCGGCGTGCGCGGTGTGTCATTGGTGCTCGTCGCCGGGTTAATTTCGCGCTCAGGCTGCTGTGTTTCTGGCTTGTTGTTGATCAGGTTATTCAGGTCGGCACGGCTGCGCGCCGGGGTGACATCACGTTCCGCGCGCTGCTGAGGCTCAAATTCGTCTGGCGTGTACACACCGAGAATCACATCAGGGCAGTACAGGCGCGCCCAGTATTTGACGGCCAGATAAGCCAACTGCTGTTTTGGTGCTGTTTTCCATAGCGGGGAATTTCGGGTGGTGACGTATTCCATGAACAGCGGTTCGCCCCAGGTGATTTCCGTTTCACCGCGCAGCACGGCGCCGACGCGCACAAACAGGCCACGCTCGTTGGATGCGTTCGCTGCGCCCGGCTTAAACTTTTCCCAGTCGCCGCCATACTCGTATTTGAAGCGACCCTGAACGGCTGTTGAGCTGGTGATCACCGCGTTGACCAGTTGAGCCTCATAGCCCAGCGTGCCGTTTACCAGATGCGTTTTCTGCGCCACTGCGTATGGGTTCATTCCCCACTGTGCCGCCTGCAGGGCAATAGCCAGGCAGTCAGCAGGCTTCCCGGCCAGATGCCCCGGCACCGTTGCACGGCCTTCTGCCATGACGTTGGCAAACGCCTGTAACTTCTGCAGGCCGCTCGGGCTGAAGATGGCTGCTTTAGTGTCAGCCTCATTGACTGGTGACTGAGTCAGTTCGTTGCTCATGCGTAATCCTTTCTCTTGGCCCACTCAGGGCGCGTGATTTCTTCAATGCCGCCCCAGTTTCCGGACTGCATGCATTCGTGGTAGGCGGTCAGGTCGCGGCGGAACAGGTCATAACCCACGGCTACGTCATCCTCACCGAGCTGGAATACGCGCACCGGGTACCGGCCGCAGTCAATCGACTCGCTGACGGCGATAAAAACGAACATGGGATATTCGCCGAAATGTTTGCTGTAGCCTTCGCGGTAGTAGGCGTCCTGAACGTGATAGCGAAACTCTTCAACGTGGCGGGCAAAGCGCGACATATCCGCTACCTTCTTCACGTCGACAATCACCGGCTGCCCCGTCAGGAATTTGTCAGGGCGTATACGACACAATTCACCGGTCTGCTCATCGTTCCAGTAAATCGAGGCTTCCTGATGGCCTTCCGCTTCGAGTAGCCAGCGGGCGGCGGGATGGGCTAGGGCGCTGGCGCGCATTAACTTCAGTTTCCGCCCCTGTTCGGCATCCATCACTGTCATGCCAAGCCCTGAGCAGTCCTTTAGAAACGCCTGCTCGTTTGCCTTTCCCTCATTGGTGCGGCGGTTGAACTCCGGTGCCACGATAAATCGTTTGTCGAACTCTTCAGGCTCCAGCAGCAGGCAGTGCAGCGCTGTGCCCATGTCGAGTGCAGCCTTCTTCTCTTCGTCCTCTGGAGCCTCCTTGCGCCACTGGAAAACGGCCGGGTTAATCGCGATGTCGTCCAGCTGTGACTTACTGATACCGGCACCGTGGTGATACGCCTCGTTGCTGATGTCGAAGTAAATGCCAGGCTCCATCACGCCACCTCATCGTAACTGTGTTTGTGCTTCCAGATTTCAATTGCCCGCTCGCGCTTCGCGGCGGTGATCATCATGTCGCGCATGAATGCGTCAGCGGCCATCTCCAGTTCATCATCCATGTCAAACATGCCCATGGCTTCGTGATCGAAATGGCGAAGCATATAGGCGCAGGCTGGCGCTACGATTGGGCTCATGTGACGCTGGGCTAAGATGCTGTCAACGCGCGCCGCGATGATCTGCAGCTCGCCATCAGGCAGGCTGTCGGCAATGGCCTGAACCTCTTTGCCGTCTTTGTCGTGCAACCGGAATTTCATTTGCGCTCTCCCATGCCGATAGCCCTCAGCATCTGGTTGATAAAAGTGAAATCCTTTGTCTGCTCCAGCATCTGGCGCTGACGCTCAAGCTCTTCCTGTTGCTTCTGATACTGCTTAGTCTGCTGCTGGCTCATGGTTGCCCCGGCTGGTTCAATGTTTCGATAAGTGAACGCCAGCCAGAACGCAGGCGGCGGGTGATAACATCTAAGAGCGATTCTTGCTGGGCGAAATCCACGATGGGTCCGCCCGCGATAGAGAAGGTCATCGTGGGTTTCCTTGGTGTTGGTTTAATTGGATAAATCAGTAGGTGATGCTGGTATGCGGGATGTTGCCGTCTTTGATTTGCATCAGAACGTCGATGGCCTGTACGCGGGTTAATCCGGCGTTGGCAATCAAAGCGTTCACGACAGCTGTTCCGATCGTCTTTCTGTGCGCTTCATTGGCGGCACGCGCTGCGGCTTCGTCGGCGACACGCTTCTCTTCACGAATGCGGGCATCATCGGCTGCTTTGGCCTTGCGCTGCTCTTCGGCGATTGCCGCCTGCTTCTCACGCTCTGCCTGCTCACGCGCTTCCTGTGCCAGTTTTGCAGTGCGCTCCTGCGCTTCTCTGGCTTCACGCTCAGCGCGTTCCTGTGCTTCGATACGGTCACGCTCTGCCTTTTCCGCTTTGGCCTTCAGCTCTGCTTCGCGGCGCGCTGCTTCCTCGCGCTCAATCTGCGCTTTCTGTTCTGCTTCACGGCGGGCGGCTTCAGCGGCTTCCTGCTTCAGCTTCTCTTCGTGATCGCGTCTTGCTTTCTCTTCAGCTTCTTTCCGGAGGCGTTCGAGTTCGGCGGCCTGATCTTCACGCTGCTTAGCAACGATTACCGCGGCTTCCAGCTTCTGCACCGTGGCATCCTTTGCCACGCCTGCTTCTGTAGCGATTTCCTGCCAGCTATCGTCCAGCGTCACCGATTTGGCTTCGCTGAGGCGCGCCTGAATGTCTGTGTATGTCAGGTAATTACCGGCATCGTCAATCACATCGGCCAGCGCGCGCAGGTCAGCCAGGCGCTGCTGCAAGGCCTGCTTGCGCTCATCTTCTGCCTGCTCCCACTCGGTGAGCGGGCGGCGGGTTTCATCGCGGATGGCATCGCACTCGGACACGAAGCGGCGCAGTTCTGCCTCTACTTCCTTCGGCAGCTCTTTCAGGCGCTTCAGGTAATCGCGGCCGGGCTTTTCAATGGCTGTCTTACTGCGAGATACCTGCGCCGCCAGAGATGCAACGCGCGCACGGCCCTTGGCAGTGCTCAGGTCTGGCACTTCATTCACTGAGTTGCGAATCTCATCGAGATAAGCGTTTAGGCCGTTTGGCACATACAGCGCTGGAGCCTGTTCTGGCTTGATTTCCAGTACTGCTAAATCCGTTGTTTCACTCATTTCCTTCTCCTGCGGGCAAAAAAATGCCGACATGAAGAGTCGGCTAATGGATGGTTACTGGCGGGTAAAACTGAAAGCAGCTCTGCGAGAAAGCCGCTTGCGCTTTTACTTAATCCGAGCGGCGAGCATTGCATCAGCTAGTTGATATGCTTCATTAGCAACATCGCCAACTTCACAATTAACCAGAGCCCATCCATTCATATCGTTCGCTTGGAATGGCCATCCCGGATTGCCACATAAGCCCATAAGCGCTGCCGCTGCGAACGTGTCACGCAAATCGGTGTTGTCAGGGATTTCAATATCGTCATCAGTAAATCGGTACAGGCGGTCATAATCACCGACATCGTCAAATGCTGTGCACTCATACGCCCAGCGATGACCTTCTAACTCAAAGCTTTTAGGGTGTGATTGGCCGGTCGGAAATCTCACCTTCATGTATTCGGCGTGAAGTGCCGTATCCTTGTAAACTTTCATCGTGTGCTTCATCACTCACTCCCTCATGTCCGGCACTACCGAACTACTGACAAAAATAAACCCGCTCGGGGCGGGCTATGAATTCCTGTTATTTCGTAATATTTCAATTGCAACATTTACTGCATCACCAAAGGTTATTCCCTCTTCGTCAGCTATTTGCTGAATTATCTCAACCAGTTCTGAATCCATACTCACCTCTTAAATGTCTTCTGCGTCCACGCCGTTAACACGGCACCTTACTCAACCAACCAGCCACCATAAGCAAAGCAATGACCAGCCAGACTATGGCGTTCTCTGTGTTGCTCATGGGTGGCTCCGGGTATGAAAAAGGCTGCGGGTTAGGCAGCCTTGATAGTGAAATCGTCTTCGTCGAACACGCCTTCAACATCAATGTTCGTTATTTTGATGCCGTGCGAGCCGTCCATTGGCGGCCAACCTTCCTGACCATTTCCATCATCCCAATCGAACAAACTGACCGCGCCGTGAGTGTTGTAGCCAAGCTCATAAACCATCGGCATAACATGCCGTGCCAGCATGATTAAAACTGCATTCAGTAGGCCATGGCGTTCTTCACGCCGTTCGTGATTGCTCCAGAATTCGTTGATGTCGCGCAGCCAGGCATCGTTAACGATGCCATGGTCAATCTCGACAGTTAGCTCAGCTTTCCAGTCATAGTCGATGGTGTACGTTTTGATATTGCTCATGCTCAACCTCTCGCCGTTACGATGTCTTTTGATTTGCGATAGCCAGCTCAGAAGCATCTTTTTTTGCTTCCCACTCGCATACCGCGACGTGCCTTTCTTCCAGTTGCTTCAGCAGAGATTCGCGCTTTTCTTTCGGTAGAGAGGTGAACATTGCTGAAATGCATCCCGTCATGCCGCCACTGCATTCCGATGTGACACCATTAGCCCAGAACTTCACCTTGGCGCTGTAATTAGGTTTCTTGTTGCTAGCCATCATTCCCTCACTTAGTGATATGAACCGCTTCTTTGCGAACTTTGCGATGTCCCGCCTGATACAACGCAACATCCGGTAAGCACATCGCTGTGCTCTCATGCTTCTCACGCAGACTTGGTGAGGATGTGGCGCGGGATACGTTTAAGCTGCATCCTGAGAGAGCCACAGTGAGCTTTTTCCCGAAGCGGTTAGCGTCGGTAGCCTCTGCTGCTTTCTTCGCGTTGTAGGCCGCCATACGGCGTTGATTTCTGGTCATGGGTTTTCCTCGATGAGTGCTTGGGTGATTGGATGGCCGGTGCTGATCTCCGGCATGACTATCAGCAACCTAGCCGACACCGGAGTTTCACCGGGGCAAAGTTTTCGGCTGCTGTTTATTGGGCTACCACTGGTCTTTAGGGCTGCTTACTCGACATTTTTTCGTCCAGTCATCTGCACGGCACCCATCAGGTCTTCCACTCGCGCATCAGCCTGCGCATTCATCCAATCCCGAAGCACTTGCCTCGGCCTGTGTATTCACAGGGCTAAATTGTTAAAGAGCAAAAGTCCGTTTAGTTGTTCGCCAGCGTCCTGCTGATGGATTCATTTAAAACTATGGTTGTAATCATGTCAACAACTAAGGTTGTAAATATTTGCGGGTTGGTTGTTTTGTGGTTGTTTTTGAAAGGAAAATAGTTTTGAAAATTATCTGCAGGCAATAAAAAACCCGCCGGAGCGGGTTAGTGGAATGGGTTTTCTTACCAGAGGGTTGATGACCAGAATACACGGCCAATAATCTCAACCTCTTTCATGTCAGCTTCTTCGTCAGGGTACTCATCTGAGTTATAGCTACGGATCGCCAGCTTCTCTGGGCCCGTCCTGTAAAGCAATTTGAGGCGCTTCCATCCTCCCTGGCTAATGGCGTAAAGCTTTCCATCAACCACTTTCTTATCGAAGCAGTTTACGGCCACGGTCGTTCCTTCAGGAATAACCGGTTCCATACTATTGCCGTGCGCCGGAAAACAGAGCACGCCAGATCCGTCTGTATTAACGCCACTGCGACGCATTGTGGCCTTTGAAAAACGCAACATGAATCCGTTGTAATCCTCACCAGATATAGATCCATCACCGCACGCAAACTCAATGTCCTTTAGGAATGGCACCTCAACCTCATCATCTTCGAGAGGTGTGCTTTTATCCCAAGGGTCTACGGCGTACCAGTTGCTTTCTGGTGGGATCGTAGATGCTGGGTGATGCTCGCCATTCTGGCTAACATACATCGGACCGGATTCGTCTGACAACCAAGCTGCGCTTATTCTTAAAGCTTCTGCAATTTGGATCAGCTTTGTGGAGCCCTGAGCCTTCCCTGAAGTGAGCTTTTGGATGGCGGCCTGAGACACGCCAACCTTTTCAGCAAGGCTAGCCTGAGTCATCCCTGCCTCTCGCATTGCGAGTTTTAAACGTTCTGCAAGTGTCATTTTCATGCCGCGCAAAATACAACCAAGGTATTACCTCGTCAAACAACTAAAGTGTTTGCATAATAACAACCAAAGTTTTATATTTGAGTTGTTATTACAACGGAGGTGGTTTTATGAACCATGTTATTAAAACTGCCATTGCCATCGTCGGTACGCAAAAGGAACTAGCTCAAGCGTGCGGCGTAAGTCAGGCAGCTGTACAGAAATGGCTGCATAACAAGGCAAAGGTAGCGCCCCAAAACGTTGCCTCATTAGTCGAAGCAACACACGGCCAAGTTAAGGCCCATCAGATTCGCCCAGATTTACCAAACCTGTTCCCACACCCAGAACAGGCAGCATAAGAAGCACCGCTCTTTATCAATCTGACCGCCCTCGGAACTCCAGGGCAAAACCAAAGTGACTTGCTCACCGCAATGTCACGCAACGAATTTACTAAAAGGAATTATTGAATATGGAACACGCAAGAAACAGCAAGTTAATCAATGAAGTGGAAACAGAACTTCGATCCCGACTTACGCACAAAGGTCAGCGCGTTCTGGCTGATGAAGCCGGATGGCATGAATCGAAAGTAAGCCGCTTAAACCTGCGCGATATGGCAACGGTTTTCGTGCTGCTGGAGAAGGTGTGGGAAACAAGCCTGATTGCGGAGGTTGCCCGGCAAGCGGTAGCTGCTGCGCTGGGAAAAGAAAAAGCCCCGAACTGCGCGAACAGTTTCGAGGCCTGATGTATGGATTAACTGGATCAACATACAGGAGTAATTATGAGTAGTTTATCACTGCATTACAAGGGCAAAGAAAAGAACGGTACCGAGACCACGGTTAAGAAAACGTTTCTGGTGCCGCTGGCTGAGCTGTACATCGAGCCGGGTTACAACGTTCGTGAAATCGACCAGGCGCACATTGAAGAGTTCCGCGATGCTTATATTTCCGGTGAGTTTGTCCCGCCTCTGGCGGTGCAGGTTACCGATAAGGGCATCAAGATTATCGACGGTCACCACCGCTATCACGGCGCATTGCTGGCCACTGAATCCGGTACCGAGATTCCGCGCCTTGAGTGCAAAGATTTTTCCGGCACCGAAGCGGATCGCATTGCCTTCATGGTTACCAGTAGCCAGGGAAAGCCGCTGACTTCACTGGAGCGCGCAGCAGCATACCAGCGACTTGAGAATCAGGGTTGGTCGGTGAGCGAAATCGCCAGCAAGGTAAAGCGATCTGTTGCTGACGTTGATCACCACCTTCAGCTTCTGAACTGTGGCGATGAGCTTATCAGCATGGTGAAGGCTGGCGAAGTGGCACCGACCACCGCAGTGGCAATGGCCCGCGAACATGGACCCAATGCCGGCAATGTCGCATCAGAGCAGATGGCTAAGGCCAAAGCCGCGGGTAAAACCAAGCTTTCCCGCAGCGCCGCTATGCCGCAATTCAGCGCATCACGGGCGCGCCGCCTGGTTGAACTGCTATTTAGCGCTGAATCATTCCCTCACGGCGATGCATCAGCATTAGTTCTGTCGCAAAACATTGAGTTTGAAGTAATGGCAATCCTTGAAGAGTACCGGTCACATAATGCCGGTAAGGACAGCCAATGAGTAACGTCGTCAGAAAGATATCTGATCACAAGGATTACCGTCAGCAGGAAGCACAGCCCACAACTGAAAAGGGGTTTGCCTTGTTCCACAGGAAAATTATGGACTGTGGATTCTACAAGGACTCTCAAGCCGTTCACCTCTGGTTCCACCTGGTGATGAAGGCCACACACAAGCCGATTGTTGCATCTACCGAATTTGGCGATGTAACCCTCGACCGAGGTCAATGCATTACCGGGCGACACAAGCTGGCTAGCGAAACCGGAATCTTGCCTGATCGTATTCAGTATCTGCTGAGAAAGTTCGTCAGCATGGAGATGATCAGCGCGGAATCTAACCGTAAATTCACCGTGATATCCATCCTGAAATACGACGAATATCAGGCCGAATATTTACCAACAGATTACCAACAGATTACCAACGCAAACCCGCGTGGCACTAAGGCTGCGGTGATGGTTGTCCCAACAGATTCCCAGCAAATTACCACATACAATGAATTAAATACTAATAACTCAATATCTAAAGATATTGAGTGTGCAACTCCCGCCGCAAAACAGGCTGAGCCAAAGCAGAGAATTTCCTGCGAAGAGGTCTGGCAATGCCTGAAGGAAGAACTGCCAGAAGCAAGAGGCTGGCGAGTGATGGACGAAGACCGCCGCAACCTGATCAAACGCTTTTGGGGTAAGGCCAATAAAATCGCACGCCAATTCGATAACGGCGAACCTCTCACCATGGAGGGCTTCCGATCCTACCTCCAGTACATCAGCGCAAACTGCCGCTGGATGCTGGAAGACCGCCCCGACAACCGAACCGGAAAAACATGGCGCCGCATGAAGTTCGACAGCTTCCTGTCTGAAAAGCTTTATCGCGACGTTCGTGAAGGAGACAAGGATGACCGATAACGTTTTGCTACCTCCACACAGCACAGATGCGGAGCAGGGTGTATTGGGAGCGCTGATGCTAGATGGCGGCGAAGAGCGCAGCCAGAAGGCGATGGTGATGCTGAAAGCCGAGAGTTTTTACAATCGCTACCACGGCGTGATTTATACCGGCATCCGTGAGCTGATTAGCAAAAACAAGCCAATCGACATCATCACCCTGTCAGAGCATCTCGACAGCAACGCGCAGGAATACGGCGGCTTTGCGTACCTGGCTGAGCTGGCAAAGAACACCCCATCGGTTGCCAATATCGTTGGCTATGCCTCGGTGGTACGTGATCGCGCCATGGAACGCTATGCGATTTCTAAGCTGAACGAATCACTGGAAATGCTCTACAGCCGCAGCGGTATGTCTGCCACTGAAAAGCTTGAAGCCGTCAGCACGATGACCAACCTGATTAGCGACCATGCCAAGACCGGTGTACGCCGTGGCCTGCGCTCGTTTGGTGATGTCATGGAAACGTGGGTAACCGACCTTGAGAAACGCTTCGACCCGAACGGCGAGCAGCGCGGACTAAGCACCGGCATCCCATCACTCGACCGAATGTTATCGCCGAAAGGTCTGGTGAAAGGTTCTCTGTTCGTGATTGGCGCAAGGCCAAAAATGGGCAAGACCACGCTGTACAGCAAGATGGCGATCAACTGCGCGGTGCGCGAGAAGAAACCGGCGCTGATGTTCAGCCTGGAAATGCCAGAAGACCAGATTCTGGAAAAACTGGTAGGCCAGCAGTCAGGAGTCAACCCGAGTATTTTCTACCTTCCCGCCACCGATCACGAAGAAGACCTCTACCAGGGTGACTATGACGGCGATTTCAAACGCGCCACGGAAACCGCCAACCGCCTGCGTGAACTCGACCTGCTGTACATCGACGATACGCCTGGCATGTCGCTGGCCCACATCGTTGCCGAAAGCCGGAAGATTAAGCGCCAGAAGGGCTGCGTCGGAATGATTCTGGTCGATTACCTCACGCTGATGACAGCCGAGAAAGCCGATCGCAATGACTTAGCCTACGGGATGATCACCAAAGGGCTGAAAAACCTCGCCAAAGAGCTGGGTTGCGTTGTGGTGCTGCTGACACAGCTGAACCGCGAACTGGAAAAGCGCGTCAACAAGCGACCGTTGCCAAGCGACTCCCGCGATACCGGCCAGATTGAGCAGGATTGTGATTACTGGGTAGCAGTTCACCGAGAAGGTGCATTCGATGAGAGCGTTCCGCCTGGCGAAACCGAGCTGATTCTCCGACTGAATCGCCACGGCAACACCGGCACCGTTTTCTGCTTGCAGCGTGACGGCGCTATCTACGATATGGACCAGCAATCGGCAAGGGCAGAACGCGACTCGCGTCAGGCTCCAGCCAAAGGCAAAAGCAAAGGTGGTTTCTGATGATTCTCGATGACGAAGATGTATTTACCATTGCCGCGTACATTTACGCAGACAACCCTCAGATCAAACACATCACTATTGAGTTGCACAAACTGGAAGAAATGCACATGCGCAGCGCCGCATCGCACGTTCATCTCGCTCTGCTTTTTGCATCCGGCAAGCTTTTCTCTGGCAAGAGGGCTGCATCATGACACAGGTAATTCACTGCCTGACCCGCGAGCAGTTAATCAAACGCGTATTCGGCGAGCACAAACCGGCACAGCGCGATTCCCGTTCCGACAATGGCGGAAAGTGCAAGAATGGTGAAGCAAAATGAACAAGTTAACCGCTGAGAAGTGCAGAGATCTGATCCATGCATTAAAGGCAGCCAAATCAAACTTCGAACTGGATAAATTCGCTGAGTATAACCTGCAAGCCCTTGAGATTGCGCTGCCAGTGCTGGAGCAGGAGGGTGGATGGATTAGCTGTAATGATAGGATGCCGGAAGAAACAGAAATAATTGGCGGCGATGATTTCAGCCCGGATGTACTGACTATAAACCAGCATGGTGAGCAATGGGTTTGCTGTACTCATTGGGGAAAGTGGATTCACACTAAACACAGTGATTGTGTCATCACCCACTGGCTCAGGTTGCCAGCAGAACCCCAACCCTCCACCACCACTCAGATTGACAATGATGGGTGGATAGATTGGGGTGGTGGTAAGTGCCCTGTAGCAGATGATGCGGTAATTGAAGTACAGCTTCGTAATGGTGAGGTGATAAATCACCTCTGCGAAACCAAAATTTTAATATGGGCGGATAGAGGCATGGGAACGGACATCATCGCCTATCGGGTGATTGAGAATGATGGGAGTAAATAATGTTTATTCGATTTGGATATGAGAGCCTGAGCCGACTTGCGCGAGAAGTGGCTAATAAGACCAAAGAAGGATATGCGCCATGTGGTCAGGTACTGTCAGTTCCGATGGCAGGTGGGCGCACATTATATTTCGCAACCATGAAACCTGTTGAGAATGATGGGAGGGAAGGATGAGCGCACTAACTCCGAAAGAAATTGATCACGTTGCATACACTCTTGAAAAGCTAATCCAGTGGGCACGTAGAGCTACTGAAACTGAAGGTGTCCAGTTTCACGGACTTCACCCTGTTGACTCGGCAGAGACTGTGCTGAAGTTCCTGAAAATGAAATCGGGCGGTGAGTTATTACAATCCAAACTAACGGCGATGATTGCCGTGAAAGTGGAGCGGGGCAAACCAGATGAATGTAATCGATGCACTGATGACTCCGCCCGGGATAATCCTGTGCATTGTCATCGCAATCGGCCTCTACATCGCAGAGAGGAATGAACCATGAGCAACGTAATCCCCCTCAGACCTGATCCACTACGCAATCTCTACCAGTTAATCGACAGCATCCACGACACCAACCCTTCACCAGAAACCGAGCGCATCACTGATGAGGCTTTGGCATTGGTGCAGAACATGATAGAGGCCAGAGATGGAGACACAACGCTACCTGTTGCGTAATAACAACGTCAGACAGAACTGCATCACCGCCATCCAGCAACTCCCTACCGATACAGAAAAACCTCTGCAAGTAACCATCCAGGAAGACACCAGAAGCCTTGCGCAGAACCGCATGCTTTGGTCCTGCCTGCATGACGTATCGCAACAGGTGGTCTGGTACGGGCGGAAACTGGATTCGGAGAGCTGGAAGAACATCTTCAGCGCCGCGCAGCATCAGCAGGACACGGTGCCTGGCATCAACGGCGGCTTTGTCGTTCTCGGCAAATCAACCAGCAAAATGCGCGTCAGTGAGATGCGCGACCTCATAACCATCATCCATGCCTTCGGTGCAGAGCAAAACGTCAGATTCAGCGATGAGTCGGCACGCGCTGCGGAGTGGGCTGGCAGATTCGGGAGTGCAGTATGAGCAGAGGAAAATCCAAACACCACACTCAGGAAGAGTGCAACCACATCGCCAAACTCCGTAAGCAGGGATTGTCGTGGCGAGTCATCACAGAGCGCCTCGGCATCAACGAGAGCAGCGGTCGGGCAATGCTGGCGAGGGCGCGATGAGCAGACAACGCAAATCACCCACACAAATCTGCATAGACCATCTCATCTTCCAGCCAACCAAGCGATCGCGCTCAAAGCGGAAGCCTATCCCGCCAGCCAGTGAGGTGAAGACATTTGACTACACCTACGGATTGCTGCGCGCAAAGTGGAATCGCATGAGGCTGACACGATGAAACTAACCCCCAAGCAACGTTCAGAGTTGCACATGAAGTTTGGCGGGCGCTGTGCATATTGCGGATGTGAGCTACCTGAGAAAGGCTGGCACGCTGACCATGTTGAGCCAATTTATCGCGGCGTGACTCAGCACCGATATGTCAACGAAGAAAAGAAAATCGTAACCGTCAATGTTGAGCAGCGGCGTGAAAAACTGGATGTGCTTGAAAACATGGTTCCAGCCTGCAAGCCGTGCAATCTCTTCAAGTCGGTATGGAGCGTTGAGCAATTCAGGGAGCAGATAGCACTCCAGGCACAGCGAGCAATGAATTACAGCGTCAATGCTCGCACAGCAGAAAGGTTCGGGCAGATAAAGCTAACGCCTTCGCCGGTCGTGTTCTGGTTTGAGCAATACCAGGAGGCAGAAGATGCCGCATGAACGCTGCCACCGCTGCCACACCATCCTCACCAGTGAAGACAGGCATTGGTATGGCGTCGCATGTGAGTCCTGTGAAACCGACCTCAAGTGGGAAGAGTATGAGCAAAACCTCACCATCAAATCAGCCCATTGGCGCTGGCGAGCAATCTGCTTTGGAGTGCGTGTTCTGTGGAACTGGCCTCAAGTCATCGGAAGTTTATTGCTGCAGCGGCTGCGCCGACCATCTGATGGAAAGCGATCCGAATTTCGACATGACAGGAGACGATAATGGCACAGGCTAAACAGCCAAAGCCGCCGAAGCCCAAGAAATGCAAATTTTGCCCTGAGAAGTTCATCCCCCGCAATAGCCTCCAAACCGTCTGCTCACCAAAATGTGCCATCCAACTCGCTAACCAACTATCCGAGCGCAAGCAAAAGCGCCAGGAGAAAGAGCAGCGCGCGGCATGGAATAAGCGCAAGGCAGATGTGAAGCCGTTAAGCCACTGGATCAACATGACCCAGCGAGCATTCAACGACTACATCAGGGCGCGGGACGGGGATATTTGCATCAGCTGCGGCAGCACAACGGCAGTCATTTACCACGCCGGGCACTTCCGGACTACGGCAGCGGCATCACAACTAAGGTTCGATGAGGACAATGTTCATAGCCAGTGTTCGGCCTGCAACGTTCATCACTCTGGCGCCATCGGGCCATACCGCATCAACCTCATAGCAAAAATCGGCCTTCAGCGCGTTCTGGCGCTTGAATCAAACAACACACCTCACCGATACACCAGGGAAGAGCTGGACGGCATCCGTGCACGTTACAGGTCGCTTCTTAGGGCATTTGTAAAGCAAAGAGAGGCAGCATGACAACTGAAAATTACGCATCCGGATCGCTGGCTCAGCTACGCGACATCATCCGCCGCCGCCATGGTGAGTGGTCACAAAGAACCTTTGGCGATGTCGGGCCAATTGGGCCGCTAAAGCACTTGTCAGCAGAAGCGCTTGAAGCCGCTGCGCAGGTCGAGGACCTGTCTGAATGGGCTGATATGCAGTTCCTGCTATGGGACGCGCAGCGCCGGGCTGGCATAAGCGATGGAGAAATCATAGCTGCCATGGAAGAGAAGCTGAAGGTGAATATGGCGCGCACTTGGCCAGAACCGAAAGACGGCGAGCCGCGCATGCACATCAAAGGTGGTGACGAATGACCTGGCTAACCAAGTTACTCAGCAGATTTAACCCCGTTCATCCGATCCCGGTTCAGCGCAAACGCTCCAGCTACCCGGCCAGCCCCGCAAAAATCACCAAACGGAGAAAGAAATGATTGCCGATTACCTGCGAGACAAATGGCGGTTTCTCAGGATGTACCGCGCCCGCAATACCTTCCCGATTGATTACCGAATTATCAAAAACACAGCGAAACTGCAGGGGTTAAAACATGGGGCTTGAAGCGACAATTAAATATCACTTCCCGAAGGGGCAGAACTTCAGCGGGACAGCGCCACAGACCTCACCAGATACTCTCACAGGCACTGATTACATCGCAGCCATGGGAATGGCTATGGCTCGCGCTCCAATTGGTTACAGCGCATTTATGGGGAAGGTTGGAGTAAGTGAGAACGACGCCGCACGCGCCGTATCCCTGTTAACTGAATTTGCACTGCAGTCATGCGATAAGGTTGCCGCCTTACGCAAGCTTGGTAAAGATATTAAACCAGCAGTAATGCAAGTGCTCGCAACATATGCATACATGGACTATTGCCGCAGCGCCGCCAGCGTTAAGCCTTGCGAATGCTGCCAAGCGAAAGGCTTCATTGAGGCCGATGTGTTCTCGATGAAATCACCTCTATCAGGTGGCTATGCCAGAAACGTCAAGGATACCGTGCGCGTGCTGTGCAAGCAGTGTGGAGGGAAAGGCGTAGTTTCGACAGCGTGCCGGGACTGCAACGGGCGCGGTCGGGCGGTGATGAAAGCGGAGACAGAGAAGCAGGGCGTGCCGGTAATGGGTGACTGTAAGCGATGCTGCGGGCGCGGGTATGAGCGCATCCCGGCTGTCGAGGCTTTCCGGTCAGTATGTGACATTACAGACAGCATCAGCCTGGCAACATGGGATAGGAGTGGGAAGCCATTCTATGACCAACTTATCGGCAAGCTGGAAATTGAGGAGTCATGGGCTAATGCCGCTTTGAATAAGGTCACAGCCTGATGCAATAGGAAATAGCTCATTATTTATCATGGGCTATTTACTTTTCAGGAAGCTGGGGATATGATTCCCAACAGTTGAAGTTGCGCACTGATGTTTGCAGGGTGAAAAAATTCAACTGTTCCATCACAAGTGAGTGATTAAAAGCGCCACGGTTACCAGCCGAAGGCGCTTTTTTATTGCCTGCTCACTGCCAAATCTCAAAATCACGCTATTTTGCGATTGCGTGAGATTATTCAAAGGTCAGCCACAGAGTTGGCCTTTCTTCCCTTTTGCGCTCGCCCATCATCTTTCACTTACTCCCTTGTAACGAAGGGGCGATGCGCATTTCTTACGACTACAGACAGCCGACACCGGTCGGAGAGCGGCCTATGGCTTTCGATTATGAAACACTGAAATCAGCCGGTATCGGTCTGGCAACAGCCGGATCTGTTGCGCTAAATGGCTGGCTGGCATTTGGGCGTTACTGGGTAAAGACCCGCGCCAGCAATGCCAACGACATTCAGCAGATAGACATGCTGGAGCGTCAGGAAAAAAACATTGAGCGGCTAGAAAGCGATAACCAGAAGTTGCGGGATGAAAACCGTGAGTGTTGGCTGACTATCGCGGATCTGAAAGGCCGCTTACAGGTCATTGAGGCAACCATGAAGCACATGGAACGCCAGAACGAAGAATTAAAACAGCAGGTTTCTGATTTGACGGCGGCATGCATGAACTTAAACCGCGAGAACGTCAGGCAGAAGCAGGAGACTCCGCGATGAATATTAAACGGACGCCTGAAGAATTCTCGGTTACCTGGCAGGTGTGGCTCGTTATTTTTGCGACTGCGTTTGGCATATACATCGGCGGCCTGACATCCGGGTACATGATTGCGAATGCGCGCCATGACGCGGCGCAGGCAAAAATGCTTAACCGGGTAGATAAAAAGCTCGACCAGCTACCGGCCAAAACAGCGGACGCGGTGAAAGAGGATGATCGCAAATGAGCCAGATTATCCCAATCCTCAATTTTGAGGAAGGCTTCAGAGCCCGCCCTTACGTTGACAGCGAAGGCTATCCAACTGTCGGTACCGGCTTCCTGATTGGCCCGAAGGGCGCATCCATCAGCAATTACACCTTTTCACTCTCGAAAAACGTGTCGGATGTGTGGCTTCAGGAACTGGTCGACACCAAATCTACAGAGATGAAGGCATCACCTGCCATCTATGCCGCGCTGAAGAACTGCAACCCGGCGCGCGCTGACATACTCACCAGCATGGCGTACCAGTTAGGCACGCAGGGTCTGGCAGGGTTCAAGAACACTCTTCAGATGATCGCAGTTGGCAACTTTACTGGTGCAGCAGCGGGAATGATGAACAGTCTCTGGGCCCGTCAGACACCAAAGAGAGCCCTGCGGCATGCTGATGTGATGCGCACAGGCACCTACGATATTTATAAGGGGCTTCTATGAGCCTGCTTATCATCCTTTTGGTGGCGCTGGCATTCATTGTTGTCCTGCTGCTGATCCGCAAGTACACCTCGGTGGAGTTTGTGGCCCACGCCCGCCTGCTATGGAAAACGTGGTCGGTATGGCTGGGAAGTATCGGCGCTGTAATAGGTGCCGCATTACTTCAGTTTCCGGACGCAGCGCTTAATGCGTGGAACATGCTGCCGCCTGACCTGAAGAGTTATGTGCCACCTCACATCCTCAGCTACATCAGCCCGACACTCATGGGGCTGGCCGTTGCCGCTCAGTATATCCGGCAGCCCAAGCTCAAAGAGCGCGCCGAACAAATGCGAGGTGACCAATGACTCTCATCACTTCACTGCTGGCCGGTGGCTGGCACTGGATTGCAGCACTTGCTGCTGTAGTGGCCGCGCTGCTGGCAAGTTACTTCGGCGGCAAAAAGGTCGGCAACGTTCAGACACAAGCCAAGGCAGACGTTAAAGCCGCTGAGGCTAAGTCTGAGCAGGTGCAGGCTGTGGCAAAGAAACAGTCCGACAACACGGAGAAAGCGAACAGTGTTAAACAGGCCAATGCTGCTCTCAGTGATTCTGCTCAGCGCGACAAGCTGCGCAACTCACGATTCAACTCCGACGACTGATTCCCCGGTCGCCACAGTCGATTCCCTCTGCATCCAGGATTCAGTCATCCGCACCCACGGTAAAGACGCCGACCTGATGGACATCCGAACCGTCCGCGCTATCAACGATCACAACGACCTTTGGGTGAAGTTGTGCGGAGAACCTAAATGAATATCTTCAAACGAGCCTGGCTATGGCTCATCACCAAGAAGGAAAGCACTGTGACTGATACCACAGCAACCGACGCCACAGCAGTAACACCTGTTGCCACCGTCGAAACCACGCCTGTAGCGGCGACTGACACCACGGCAACCACCACGACCACAACTTTAACAAGCGAAGCAGATGCAGTATGTGAGCGCTTGCGAAAACTTGTTGTTGCCGCTGGCGCGCAGGCCCATGTGGTAATCGATGACCTGATCGCATTGGCAAAGAAACTGGGCTAAGGAGCAACCATGACTGTTGAAGTCACCGCCGCTGAACTGAACGAAGTATTACTCGACGCAGATGTGCAGGCGCTCATCGTGCAGAAACTGTCAGCGAAGAAAACAGCAGGGCTGGCCGATGCTTTAACGGCACAGTACAAAAGCCTTGGCATCATCACTGACAGCGCTGAATCATCCAGCACCAGTGACGCAGCCACTGACGCGAGCGCAGCGGACACAGCGGCCGTCAGCGCAGAAGCTACAGCTTAACAGGGGTTGAAATGAGCGACGCACCAAAAGTTACACCGGAAGATATCGAAAAAAACATATCATCCACTGAAATTGTTAAGCATGTTTCACAGGCTGGTCAGGTGCTGCGATGGGCCGTTCTGACCACTAATAGTGGCTTTGCTGTAACTGGTAAACCGTCCTGCGCCGTATCACCCGAGAATGATGATGCTGAGCTTGGTGAAAAGTATGCCATTGAGAATGCCAAAGAAGAATTGTGGGCGCTCATGGGCTACGCGCTAAAAGAAAAGCTAAGTCAACAGTAGGCAACACAAGGCTCATTCAGTGAGTGGGCCTGATGATGCCAGCCAGTCCCTCTGGATTAAAACGCCCTGACTTAACTATGAAGCGGTGTTCGCAATGCGGAACCCTCCCGTGAATTCGGTCAGTAAGCGTAAGGGGCAAGCAGGGTTTATAGGCGGTTCCAATCCCGCTGACTTTCCCCGACATGCGGTGAACGCCCACCGTGCGAGTTGCAGGCGTGGCAATCTGAGAGAAGATGAAATTTAGATAATTCTGCAAAAGGCATTCAATGAGTGCCTTTGACAGAACAAAAACGCTGAATCCTGATGTAGTGGTATCGCTACATCACGGTGATATATCCAACCAAGTAGCAGGAAACTCCAAATGGCCGCACCAAAGGGCAACCGATTCTGGGAGGCTCGAAGCAGTCACGGGCGCAACCCGACATTCGGTTCACCCGATGAACTGTGGCAAGCCTGCATTGAATACTTCGAATGGGTAGAAGACAACCCGCTATGGGAAATGAAACCATTCGCTTATCAGGGCGAAGTGGTTCAGGAACCAGTCGCAAAAATGCGAGCAATGACTCTTACAGGTCTGTGCCTGTTCCTCGACATCGGGGATGAGACATGGCGCAACTATCGTGCGAAACAAGATTTTATGGGGGTCGTCACACGAGCAGAAAAAGTCATTTATGACCAGAAGTTCTCTGGCGCCGCTGCTGACCTGCTTAATCCCAATATCATCGCTCGTGACCTCGGCCTTGCTGATAAGCGCGAGGTGCACAAGACAATTACTGACCTGACTGATGAAGAGTTAGATCGCAAGTTAATGGAGCTAAGCCATGCACAATCTCAGCCGGGAGCAGAAGATTGAGCTGGTAAAGCTGCTGGAAGAGAAGAAGCGCCGTGAAAGCGTGTATCGCTATCGTGGCTTCTATCAGTCGCGTCACCCGTGGCAAAAGCGGTTCATTGCCAGCACCAAAGAATATTCACAGTCGGCGCTGATTGCTGCAAACCGCGTTGGTAAGACGGAGACAGCGACCTACATCGACGCCATTCACGCAATGGGTGATTACCCTGAAGAGTGGACAGGCCATAAGTTTGACCATGCGCCGCTGATATGGGTGCTGGGTTACTCTGGTGAAAAGTGTCGTGACCTGTTGCAGACGCCAATCATTGGGCGCAAGACAGATAACGGCTGGGAAGGCGGGTTAATCCCCGGCGAGCTGATTGTCAGCGTCGAGGCGATGACCGGCACACCTAACGCAGTCCGATCTGTTTACATCAAGCACAAGTCTGGCGGCACCGCCAAGATTCAGTTCTGGTCATACTCGCAGGGCCAGCACGCACTGATGGGTGACAGCGTCGACTGGTTTCACATCGATGAAGAGCCAAAAGACCCCGACATATTCCCGCAGGTTCTGACGCGTACAGCGACAGGTGATCGTGGCAATGGCGGTCGTGGCATCCTGACGTTCACACCAGAGAATGGACGCACTGACCTCGTTATCGGGTTCATGGATAACCCGAGCCGTGCGCAGACGTGTATGAACGTTGGCTGGGATGACGCGCCACACCTCAGCGAGAAAGTTAAAGCTGAGTTGCTTGCGTCGTTCCCGGCTCATCAGCGTGACATGCGAACCAAAGGCATTCCGATGCTGGGTCATGGGCGCATTTATGACATCGCCGATGATGAAATCATGTGCCAGCCGTTCCCGTGTCCGGATCACTTCTTCGTCATCGACGGACAGGACTTTGGTTGGGACCACCCGCAGGCACACATTCAGCTGTGGGAAGACCGCGATGAGGACATCATCTACGTCGCTCACGTGTGGAAAGCCCGCGAGAAGAAAGCCGATGAAGCATGGAGACTGGTCAAGCGCTGGGCTGAAGGCGTTCCTGTTGCATGGCCTCACGATGGTCATCAGCATGAGAAGGGCGGCGGCCAGCAGCTGAAAGAACAGTACAAGGCTGAAGGATTCAGGATGCTTGCTGAGCACGCCACTTGGCCTGATGGCAGCAACAAGGTTGAGCCTGGCATCCATGAGATACGCGAGCGCATGCTTGATGGAAAATTCAAGGTGTTCACCACCTGCCCTGAATTCTTCGAAGAGTTCCGCATGTATCACCGCGACGAGCACGGCAAGATTGTCAAAACCAATGATGACGTTCTCGATGCTGTGCGTTATGGCGTGATGATGCGCCGTTCAGGCAAGCAGATGTTTAGCATTAAATCCCCTCGCAAAAAGGCTCGCGTAGCCACCACTGATTACAACCTATTCGGGTGAATGTATGGGTATCGAAACCGCAACACTTGCTGCATATGCGGCGGTGGCTTCTGCTGCCGTGGGCGCTGGTACAGCTGTTTACTCAGCAACACAGAACAAAACTCCCAGCGTGAAAGACCCGCTTAAGCAGGGCGCGGATGCAGCCACAGCAGGCGCTGATGATCTGCTTCGCAAGAAATCACGTCAGGGCATCAATGCCAATATCCTTAGCGGTTCAGGTGGCGCAGGCAATGTCGGCGCATCCTCAACCGGACAGAAATCACTATTAGGCGGCTAGCATGGCTCAGGAAAACGACGAACTGCTTGACCAGATACTCCGTGACCAGTCGACGATGGAAACTTCCCGGTCAGCATGGGAGCAGCTCTGGCAGGAAGTAGCAGAGCGTTGTTTGCCGCGTGGTGCAGATTTCAAAGGCGAAATCCGCGATGGACAGAAGAAATCTGATAAAGCCATCGACTCCACGCCCATTGTGGCGCTTGAGCGCTTTGCTGCTGCCATGGAATCCGTTATCACGCCTCGCACGCAGACGTGGCACGGGTTGCAGAATGAAAGATTCAGCGATGACACCGAGGTGCAGGAGTACTTCGAAGAGGTGACGAAAGTCCTGTTTCGTCTGCGCTATGCACCATGGGCCAACTTCGCTAACCAGATGAGTGAAAACTACATCTCGCAGGGCGCGTTCGGTAATGGCTGCATGTATGTGGATGAGCTGCCCGGTAAGGGTATGCGCTACCTGACATATCACCTTCGTGAGATTTACTACGAAGAGAACTATCAGGGCATCGTGGATCTGGTTCACCGCAAGTTCAAACTCAATGCCCGTCAGGCGGTGCAGCAGTTTGGCAAAGAGAACCTGCCAGAAAGTATCCAACGCGCCTCTGAGTCAGCGCCGATGAGCAAGTTTGAGTTCATTCATCGCGTGTGCCCGAATAACGAGATTCAGTACGATGCTGAGAACCAGCCTCGTCAGGATCACACCGGCATGCCGTGGGCCTCTTACTACATCTGCAAAGAGGGCAGGAAGATTGTCCAGCAGAGCGGCTATCACACCATGCCGTACTGCATTGGCCGCTACTACAAATCTCCCGGCGAGACTTATGGTCGCGGCCCCGGCATGACAGCATTGCCTGACATCAAAGTGCTGAACGAGATGAACAGGGAAACGCTGATAGGTGCGCAGCTTGCGAACCGACCGCCGATCCTCGTAGCAGATGACGGTGTGCTCGACACATTCAACCTGACGCCAGCGGCTATCATTCCAGGCGGCATGAGTTCCAACGGCTCACCTCTGGCCGCACCGTTCACGTCCGGCTCTCAGCCAAACCTTGGCCTTGAGATGATGGACCAGAAGCGCCAGCTGATTAACGACGTGTTCCTTGTGACGCTGTTCCAGATTCTGGTGGATAACCCGCAGATGACGGCGACAGAAGCCATGCTGCGCGCTCAGGAGAAAGGTCAGCTGATGGCACCGACTGCCGGGCGCATTATGTCCGAGCAGCTTGGGCCGATGATTGAGCGTGAGATTGATATCTGCGCCCGCAATGGCCTGTTGCCTGACCCGCCACAGCAGTTGATCGACGCGGGCATGGAATACGACATCGACTACAAATCACCGCTGGTTCGCATGCAGCGCGCGGAGCAGGGGCAGGGCATTCTTACCACGCTGGGCGTAGTCAGCCAGGCGGCACAGTTCGATCCGAGTGTGCTCAAGCTTGTGAAGTATGGCGAGGCCATCCGCGAGCTGGCAGACATCAACGGCATGCCATTGTCACTGTTGCTCACTGAAGATGAAGAGCAGCAGATGAAGGCAGCGCAGGCACAACAGGAACAACTCAATAACCTGCTCAATGCCGCGCCGAACATTGCCACAGCAGCCGATAAGCTGGCATCTGCCAACCAGAAAGCCAACACACCACTACCCGCACCGCAATAACCACCTGAAGGGATGACATGAGCAGATTAATTCTGAGGCGTGCCCGCGCCTTCAGGGCGGTGTTTGGCACCACAAAGAACCGTACGCGAGATCAGGAAATTGTTCTCAAGGTGCTTGGTGACTTCTGCAGGGTGAACAAATCGAGCGTCACCGTCTCACCCATTCACCGGCAGGTTGACCCGCTGGCTACCTGTGTAGCCGAAGGTCGTCGCGAAGTCATCAACCGCATATCCCAGTATTTGCAGCTCGACCAGGAAGAGCTGATCCGCATCATCAACGAGGCAGAGAAAACCGATGTTTAACATTCGTGACCTTATTCGCGTTTACATGAACGAAGCAGGCGAAGGCGATCTGTCCGGCGCAGGCGAAGGGCAGCAGCCCGGAACCGAAGGGCAGCCACAATCAACCAGTACTAATCTGCTGGGCGGTGACGAACCACAACAGCCGCCAGAGCCATTCCTGTCATCGCTTCCTGAAGAGGGTGATGCGGAAGGCTGGGGTAATGTCTGGAACAAGCTTGGCCGCCCTGAAACAGCAGAAGGCTATGAACTGCCAGTACCAGATGGTGACAACGGTGAGTTCGCTGGAGCCGCCAGCGGCAAGATGCATGAGCTTGGGCTGAGCAAGTCGCAGGCTCAGGGCATCGCTGAGTGGTACAACACCCAGCAGTCGCAGATGCTTGAGCAATTCAATCAGCAGCGCGAGCAGCAGGCTACAGAGAATGTCGCCGCCATCCGCAAGGAGTGGGGCAACAACTTCGATGCCAACGTTGCAGTAGCCAACAAAGCCATCTCAGCTTATCTGGCACCTGAAGCTATTCAGGCGCTCAGAGATAGCGGGCTCGGCAGTAATCCCCACTTCGTTAAAGCATTCCACAAAATCGGCCAGTCGCTTTCCGAGGCGAAGGTCATCAATGGTGAGCCGTCTCAGAGCGGACCCAAATCAACAGAAGACATCTTCTACGGAAGCAACTAAAGGAACCATAACCGATGGCTACTATTGGCAATACCGCCCTTACGTTGGCTGACTGGGCTAAGCGTCAGGACCCCGACCTTAAACAGGCTCGCATCATTGAGATGCTGAACCAGAAGAACCCTATCCTGCTGGATATGCCGTTCATCGAATCCAACGCTCCGACCCATCACCGCACTACCGTTCGTACCTCGCTGCCCGCCGCTCAATGGCGTCGTATCAACCAAGGTGTGAGCAAAGGCAAGTCAACCACTGCGCAGGTTGATGAGGCTGTTGGCATTCTTGAAACCTATTCAGAAGTCGATAAGCGCTTGGCAGATCTGAACGGTAATACCGGCACATTCCGCCTGTCTGAAGCTCAGGCCTTCATTGAAGGCATGAACCAGCAGATGGCTCGCACTCTTTTCTATGGCAATAAGAAAGATGACCCTGCATCGTTCGATGGGTTTGCTACGCGCTATAGCGAGCTTGGCGCACAGAACGGCAAAAACATCATAAACGCTGGCGGCACAGGCGATAACCTCACTTCGATCTACATCGTTGGCTGGGGTGAGCAGACTGTCCACGGGCTTTACCCGAAAGGCTCAAAGGCTGGCTTGACTCATGAAGATAAAGGCCAGGTCACTTTGTTCGACGAGAACAACAACCCATATGAAGGTTATCGCGATCACTTCACATGGGACACCGGCCTCGCCGTGCGTGACTGGCGCTACGTGGTGCGCATCGCGAATATCGACGTCACCAAGATGCTGGACGAAAAAGCCAATGGCAAATTCGCTACAGATCTGGTTCGTTTGATGATCGCTGCCACCCATATTCTTCCTGACCGCAGCGCGCGTATGGGTATCTACATGAACCGCACGCTGGGCGGATTCTTTGACATGCAGGCGGTAGAAAAGCCTTCGCTTGGACTGAACGTGATTCAGGATACTGAAGGTAAGCCTTGGACTGCCTTCCGTGGCATGCCGTTCCGCGAAACCGATGCCATTGTTGATGGCGAAACTGCTGTAGCGTAAGGAGCTAAGCAATGGCAATTCTTGATAAACTGCTGACGTTTTCGAACGCTCAGGCGGTCACTGCGACCGCTGTATCTACCAACGTGGTAGACCTCGGTGTTGATCGCGATATCGGTGTGGGCGAGCCGGTGTATTTCGCCGTCCAAGTTGGTACCGGCTTTGCCGGGTTGACCTCGCTGAATGTGGCGCTGCAGACCAGTGCTGACAACAGCACCTGGACAGACCTGGCGACATCCGGCGCTATCCCGGTGGCAAGCCTGACCGCTGGCGCTCAGCCAGTGCGCATGGTGGTGCCGTCATCTACTAAGCGTTATCTGCGCGTGAACTACACCGTGGCAGGCACTGGCACCGCAGGCACCGTGACAGCTTCACTGCTGCTGGGTCCTGATGGCTACCGTGCTTATCCGGCTGGTTCGCCAACGCCTGACTTCAGCGCCGTTACCAACATTTCGGTTGAAGGTGTCAGCGTCAGCCCGACGACTGCCAGCGTTGCCGTAGGTGCAACTGTCGCGCTTACCGCCAGCGTGTCGCCGTCTGATGCAAGCAATGCGGCAATTACTGCATCGTCTTCCAACACTGCAGTGGCAACCGTGACCCGCTCTGGTAACACCATCACCGTGAAAGGTGTGGCAGCCGGTACCGCAACCATCACCGTTACCACGGAAGATGGCGGCTACACCGCAACCAGCACTATCACCGTTACCGCCTCGTAACAGCATCCCGATATCACAAGCCCTCTACGGAGGGCTTTTTTAATGGTGAGATATGACTACCAAGATAATCGTCATAAACCGCGCTTTGGTGAAGCTTGGCGAAGAGCGCCTGATGAGCGAGACGGATAACAATAAAGCGTCACGGACAGTCGAGGCGATTTATGACGGTTTGCTTGAAAGTCTGCTGCGCGACTACCGCTGGGCGTTTGCCATCAAGCGCACAAAGCTCGCCGCGCTGAGTGACGCACCGGCCTACGGATATTCCACGCAGTACCAGTTGCCCGCCGATTTCCTGCGTATGGATGAAGTGCTTAACAGCGTGCTCATGGAGGTCTGGAGTTATTCAGGTGAGCGCCTGTCAACAGCACCATGGCAGATGGAAGGAAGGAAAATCCTGACCGATATCGAATCGCCGCTACACCTGCGCTATGGGGCAAAAGTCACAGACCCATCACAGTGGGATAGTTCATTCGCAGAAGCCTTTGCCTGTCTGCTGGCCTACGAGATGTGCGAGTCAATCACTCAGTCATCCACCAAGAAGCAGGCCGCCGCTCAGGATTTCGATGCCGCTATCAAGGCAGCACGCGCAGCCAGCGCCATCGAGCGACCACGCATCAAGCAGCAGGAAACATCCTGGTTAACGTCGAGGTTATAAATGCCAGCAGCATCCCCGTCACTCAACAGCTTCAACGCCGGTGAGTTCTCCCCGCTGATGATGGGGCAGACCAACTTTGAGAAGTGGTCATCTGGTGTTAAATCGATGCTCAACTTCATACCCCGATCTCAGGGTCCGGCTGAGCGCCGCGCCGGTACATATTTTGTCAGCGAGATAAAATATTCGGGAGATAAAGTATGGCTGGCTAAGTTTGAATTCAACACTACCCAGGCATTTATCCTTGAGTTTGGCCCTTATTACATTCGCTTCTACTCTGATCACGGAGTTGCATTGAACAGCAGCGGCGGGGTGCTCGAGGTGCCTTCGCCGTATAGCTCTGATGACCTGACTAACGACGATGGTGGCTTTGGCCTGTCCATGGTGCAGAGCGGGGATGTGATTTACATCTGCTGCCACACCGGGGATATCGCGCCTTACAAACTGAGCCGAAACTCCAATACTGACTGGACACTGGCCGCGTTTGATTACGCTGGCGCGCTGGGGCCGTTTGACAGCACTAACTCAAAGCGCTCACAAACTGTTTATACCGACCAGTTTCGCATCTGGTCAAGCGATGGTGCGGCGCGACCGGATGGTACACCTACTACAACCAGTCTGTGCACGATCACATCAAACACCGCGATATTCGAATCAGGCCACGTGGGTGGTCTTTTTTATATCGAGGCTAGCACCGATAAGGTTGATGACGATACCGGACACAATGGCTATATCCCGTCATGGGCTGCTGGTACTACGGAGACGTTCTCTCCGGGCGTATTCTGCCGCAGTGATGGAAAGTATTACGAAAGCATGGACGGCACCAAGACTGGCTCTACTCAGCCAGACTGGACTGCAGGCGCGCATCAGGATGGCTATACGTTGTGGCGATACTCTAACGGTGGCTGGGGCGTTATTCAGATCACCTCTGTCACAAGCTCCACTGTTGCTGTCGGAAAAATCCTTCAGGAGTTGCCGCCCAGCGTTCGCAACACAACCGGCAAAACATTCAAGTATGCATTTGGTGACTGGTCACCGAAGCAGGGCTTCCCGACAAAGGTTGCCTTCTACAAGAACCGCCTTGTATTCGCCTCTCGCGGTAAACTGTGGTTCTCGGTTGCTTCCGACTACGAAAACTTCACGCCAATGGCTGACGGCTATGAGGTGCAGGATGATGATGCGATCAACGTACAGATTGAAGCTGACTCAACCAACACCATTCAGTGGCTGGCCCCCGGATCATCTCTGCTGATTGGCACCGCTGGCGCTGAGCACTCCTGCTCTCCTTCAACAACCACATCGGCGTTTGGTCCGAAGAATATTCAGATCACCAAAGAGTCAGCCTATGGTTCGACTGGCGTTAACTCAGTGCAGGTCGGCGCAACGTCTATGTTTGTCCAGCGTGCAGGCTGTAAAGTCCGCGCCGTGCAGGCTGACTATGAGAGCGGTTCGTACAGCTCAAGCGATCTTACCGTGCTGGCTGAACACATCACCCGCGCTGGCGTTGTCGATATGGCATGGCAGCAGGAGCCGGATTACGTGCTGTGGGTTGTGCTGTCCGATGGCTCTCTGGTCGCGATGACCTATAACGATGAGCAGAAGGTCACGGCATGGCACCGGCATGATGTTGATGGCGATGTTGAGGCGGTGAGTTGCATACCGGATCCGAACGGCATTCGTGATGACCTTTGGCTTGTGGTAAAGCGCACCATCAATGGCGTGACTAAGCGGTATGTCGAGTTTCTTCATGCGGCATGGGATGCGGCAAGTGAAAGCTTTTCGCAGGCGTACTACGTCGACTGCGGACTGACTTACTCAGGTGACCCGGTGACTAGTGTTTCTGGCCTAACCCACCTTGAGGGGCAGACGGTCGCGATCATCTCAGATGGCGCGGCGCATCCCAATCGCACAGTGAGCGGTGGCTCTGTCTCTCTGGACTGGTCAGCATCGGTGGTTCACGTTGGCCTGCCATACAGTTCTGAGGTTGTCACGCTTCCACTGGAGGCGGGCGGTACCGCTGGCACTGCTCAGGGGAAAACAAAGCGTATCAGTAAACTCACGCTGCGATTCGTGAATACGCTGGGCGGCAAAGCGGGGCTTGAGGGTGGAGCCGATCTGGATGTGCTGGAAAGTCGTGACTATTCAGACCTGATGGACAATCCCCCTGCGCCGTTCACTGATGACAGGAATCTCCCGTTCCCCGGTGGTTATGACACCAATGCGTGTATCAGGGTAGTGCAGGATCAGCCTCTCCCGATGACGCTTGTTGCTATTTACCCTCGCTCATGGACAACAGGCGAATGAAGATAATCCCCTACGAACCGCAGCACCTGCTGATGATTAAGCCGCAGCCCAGCCAGGAATCACTGGAAAGAACGCCTGAGCGAGCAGCCCAACTTGCCCAGTACGAAAGCTTTACAGGGGTGATTGGCGATCGCGTGGTGGCGATTGGCGGTCTGGTAGAGCTGAACCCAATCAGGGCTTACCTCTACCTCATCGTGACCGACGAAATTCAGCATCAATGGACACAGCTTTATCGCGTCGCCCGCCGACTGATTGGTCTCGCGCTGAACGATTACATCCGCCTTGAAACGCTGTCGGCTTTTCCTGAAGCCGATCGCTGGCTTGAGTTAATCGGCTTTCGGTTTGAGGGAGTCATGCGCCGGGCGGGTCCGGATGGGTGTGATGCGAAAATGTACAGCATAGTGAGGGTTGACGATGCAGTTCACACAATCAGTGAGCAATAACCCCGCCGCATGGTCATCAGTCGCTTCGTCTGGCCTGAACAGCGTAAGTACCATGGCGCAAGGATTCACAGCTTCACGCAACAGCAGTTACAACGCCGCGTTGCTTGACCAGCAGGCAAAGACGGTCGCTCTACAGACTGGCTCTCAGACGGCACAGATTCGCCGTCAGGGCGCACAGGCGATTGCCGGACAGTCGGCGGCCTTTGCTGAAAACGGTACTGGTACGGGCGGCAGTAATGCCGCCATTCAGCGCTCGACTGCCATCGACACAGAAATGGATGCGGCAACCGCTGACTATAACGGTCGGCTGCAAATCGCTGACATCGAAAATCAGGCAGCGGCCCAGCGCGCTCAGGCTAAGTTGCAGCGTCCGGGTCTGGTTAGTCTGCTTGGTGGCATCAGCAGCGCGGCGGGAAGCTATTACAACACATCAGCTTTGACTAAACGGTAGGTGAGCAATGGCAAGAATTCCGGGCTACGAACGTCAGGTTGGAGTGCGCGCTGGCGGGCCTTCTCCGGTCAATCTGCCAACGCAGTCAACAGATACACAGATGTTGCAACAGGGCGTCAATTCATTTGCCGATGCGGCCGTCAGGCTTCAGCAGCAGCAGAATGCAGTTCGCGGCACGCAGTACATGACCGACTTCGTTAATGCGCAAACCTCGCTGGGTCAGGCACTGAATGATGCACAGCAGCAATCTAAGGATGGCATCGACTACATCCCCGCCGCGCAGCAGCTGATAAAGCAACATCAGGAAGATTTCTTTACTCAGCACCCCGGACTTAGCGACAGCGAGAAACAGGATTACACCCTGCGCTGGGCGCAGTCTCGCGGTCAGCTTGAGAATCAGGCTATCAACTGGGGCCAGAATCAGGCCAAACAGATTTCAGTCGCCAACCTGACAGACAGCGCATCAGCAGTTGGTAACGCTATCCTGCAGGACCCGAACTCAGCCAAGTCACTGGCAGTGGCGCATCTGCAGGCAATCGACCAGAGCGATCTGGACCCAGCCACAAAAGCAGAGCTTGCTAGCCGCTCGCGCAACATGTGGGCTCTGTCTGCTGCGCAGTACGGTATACAGAAAGACGCTCAGCATGTTCTAGACCAGCATGGTGCGTTCCAGGCTGTTCAGACGGTTGGTGCTGGCGATGGCTCATCAATGCCATCTGGCTCACCGTCCACGCTGGCAACACGCAACAATAACCCGCTGAACATCAGGTTCAATCAGAAGAATGACTGGGCAGGAAAGGGTGGAGATAACGGCACAGGATTCGAGCAGTTCGACACGCCCGATCACGGGTTCCGCGCCGGGATTAAGTTGATGCGTAACCACATCAACAACGGTAACGACACGATTTCAAGCCTCATCAATAAGTGGGCTCCCGCTGGCGATCACAATGACCCGGTGCAGTATGCGCAGTCAGTAAGCCAGCAAACCGGCATTCCGGTTGACGCGAAGCTCAATCCCAACGACCCGCAGCAGATGACAGCCGTTGCTAAAGCAATGGCGAGGCAGGAAGGCTATGGTTCGCCAGTCAGTGACTCGCAACTTAATCGCGCATGGTCATCACAGAACGATCCTAACCAGTTGGCCCCCGGCGTTCCGTGGGGGCAGCTGACGCCGCAGCAGACAAACAGCGTAATTAATCAGGCTCAGGCCAAGGTTGACCAGCAGAACACGCAGCGCCGCATGCTGATGCAGGACCAGATGAAAAATGACACCGCTCTCATTGAGGCGGGCAACCCGGTTACAAACCCAATCAGACATGATCAATGGATGAGTACCGCGCCGCATGATGCCACACCTGAAGAACTTACCATTCTGGATAAGCAGTATCAGCAGTATGCGCTGCTGAACCAGTTGCAGCCCATCTATTCCGACATCAACAGCAAGTCGGCCGGTGAAGGCCTCGCATCGGTGCAGAGCATCAGGCCAACGGGAACTGAAGATGATTTCGGTTTCCGTCAGCAGCGTTACCAGCAGGCGCTGCAGAAATACCAGCAGGTCATCGGCGCACGCGAAAAAGACCCCGGCGGCTGGCTGGCGCAGAACTCACCACAGGTTCAGGCGGCTTATCAGGCATATCAGCAGGACCCAACTCATGGCGCGCAACTTGCTCAATCCATCATGGTGGACAAATCCCGCCTTGGCATTAAGAGCAAAGATGTTCTGCCTGATGCGCTGGCTGACGGCATCCTGCAGCAGATTGATACCAGCAAAGAGCAAAGCGTGACAGCGATACAGAATATCGCTGGTCAGTTTGGCCCTTATGCAGATCAGGTTATGCAGCAGGTGCAGAAGAAGGCAGGCCCGGTTTTGCAGGTGGTGATGGCAACAGATAACCCCCGCTCAGCCAACACGCTCTGGCAGAACCGCAACGTGAAGACAGGCGACATCAAAGACGCCATCAACACGGACAACAAAGGAGCTTCTGATAACGCTGACAGCGAGTGGGCGAGCCAGTCGAAAGACTTCGCAACCACGATGGTGAATCAGCCTGGTGGGGTTGGTGTATGGAACAACTTCAACGAGCAGGGACGCCGCCTTACCTACCTCAACATCCAGAAGGGGATGAGTCCAGGTGATGCTGCGAAACAGGCCTATCAGGATGTGCTCGGCTCGCAGTACCAGACTCAGGGATCATGGCGACTGCCGGTTAAGTACGGACTGGATTTGAGCGATGTTCGCGATGGGGCAAACCATTATCTGGAAAACCTAAAGGCAGACCAGATTATGCCGCTGCAGGGCGATCCTCGCCTGGGTGATGAAGTGAACCGCCAGCAAAGCCTGTCGCGTATCCGTGACAGCGCCGAGTGGGTGACTAACGCCGATGAAACCGGGCTTCTGCTAACGCTGAATGGTCTGGTGGTAAACGGCAGTAACGGCGCGCCGATCACCGCGAACTTTAATGACCTGTCTATAGCAGGCCAGCAGAATCGCGGCGTGATGAACAGCGTCGGTAAGTTCTTCTCATCGCCAACCAAGTTTGACGCCAGCAAAGGCGGCATGACGCCTGAGCGCGCACTGTTCGGTGATAACTTCCAGCAAGGAGTACAGCGTTGACGATTTACACACAAGACCCTGGTCAGGGTATTAACCAGCCAATAGGCAATGCTCAGTCCGGTCTTGGTGAATCGCTTGCTGCTACTTTCGAGCAGGGATTTGAAGAAGGGCCGTTTAACTCGGCGCTGCGCCTCAACCGGGCTTACGGCCAGTTAAACGATCCGACATCACCGATGGTGCCAAAGGCACAGGCTGATGCAACGCTCAAGCAGTATGGCGTGAAGAGCATCGATATACCTGATGAAGGCGTCACGCAGACCTATCTGGATAACGTGGTATCCAACCGCAAAGACACACTGGCAAAGCAGCAGATCGCCGCTGCCGCCCCATCAGGATTTGTGGCCACACCACTAAACGTGATGGCAAACCTCGCTGGCGCAATGGCTGACCCGGGTAACCTTGCTTTGGGTCTGGTGCCATTCGCAGGCGAGGCGCGCGCGGCGACATTGCTCGGTCGCGCAGGTGAGCGATTCCTGCAGGGTGCGGCGATGGGCGGCATCCAGACGGGCGTCACACTGCCTACGACCGCGCTGGCATCGGCGGCAGAGGGTGATGATTTTACGCTGGGCAACGCCATGGAGAATCTTTTCTATGGCACGGTCGGCGGCGGCCTGCTTCATGCCGGTGGCGGCGTGATCGCTGATTTGGTTCGCGGGCGCAGAACTCCTTCAGTCGGTGAATCACCGCTCGAAACCACCTCTCGCGTTGAGCCTGTAACAGATCCGGTTTCACCATCTAGAACCACAACAGCCGAACCCGATAACGCATCACCGCTACTCGACCAGACGATGGCCCGTGAGGCTGATAATTACGCCTACAGTCGTGCGTACGACGATGTCATCCCGGACTATCAGCAGTCGCTTCAGGACTTGCAGCAGGGGCGCATCGACAACGTTGCCGACCTGCGCGCAGAGATGGCGGCAAATGAACACGCCGCCAGTCGTCTTGATGCAACACTGAAAGATCGCACTGAGCAATATCAGCAGCAGCGCATGAAGTATCGAGATGCGCGCCAGCGCGCTCTTGCCGATATCGAAAGTGAGAAGCAGTCTCTGTCATCGCGCAACGACGAAATCAATCAGGCGCTGGATGGCAACGCAGCAGCTGAGAAAGCGGCGGGCGAGCTAAGCGCTATTGGTCGTGGCGAGATACCTGATGGGCTGGCAGGCAGAATCAGTGAGCGGGCAGGCCAGATTAAATCCGGCCTGCAGCGCACAAACCTGGCTGAAGGTGTTCGCAGCGCGGCACAGAGAATCGACGATGCCCACTGGACTCAGCGTCAGAATGCTTTCCGCGCAGGGTTGTCTCACATGATGCAGGGTAAAGCGCCCGACGTTGAACCTTTCTTCGACCTGACGGCGCCTGAACTCCGTGAGCCTTCCATCGAGCAGATCCGCAAAGGACCACGCAGTGACACCGATCCATCTACAGTGAACGCCAGCCGCGATGCTGAAGCTGATTATCAGCGCGCCAGCCGTGACGATGCCGACCTGCTGAATGCGCAGGAAGATTTCGAAGCAGAAATGGCATTAGCGAAAAGCCGCGTTGATGAACTGGATTCACCGGAACTGCGTGAGGCGCTGGGTGACATTCAGAAGCAGGCCAGTGACGAAAGTCTGGTTAAAGGCTATCAGGAATATGCAGCCTGTATGCTCAGGAGAATGTAATGGCTAATCAGTTTCTGACGCAGTGCGAGCAGGCAGTCAATAAGGCTGCCGGGCGCGAACTGTCTGAGCAGGAAATGGAAAATCTGGTGCGCGACATGGAAAACACTGTGAAGCGAATCAGAGCAGAGAACGAAGGAATATCACTGCAGGATGCGGCACTTCGCGCTGCGGAAGAGTTAGGAAATGAAAAGAAACTGGCAGCCGTAATAGACGCTAGGAATGAAGCACTAAATACTCGCATTAAAGCCGAACGCCTTGCCTTCCTGCGTGACAGCTTCCCTGACCGCCCGGACATTGGCTTATCAGCTATTCTGGTCGGGCGCAACGAGGCACGCACCGGCAGCCGATCCTCTGCTTCATCCGAGCAGTTCCAGCTTCGCTCCAAATACCTGTCAGGCCTGAATCACGACCTTGAACAGGCAGACGTGCTAAAGTTTCTGGCAGCCGGCACAAACGATGCCGAGGTTGCTGATGCAATGTGGCGACTGGGTAAAGGCGAGGCGACCAATGGACTACGCCCGGAGTCGGTGAAGATTGCGGAGATCATCACCAAGTGGCAGGAGGCGGCACGTATCGATGCCAATAAGGCCGGGGCGTGGATACGCAAGATGCCTGGCTACATCGCCCGTCAGGGTCACGACATGATGAAAATCCGCGCCGCTGGTTTTGATGCGTGGAAGCAGACCATCCTCCCACGACTGGATAATGCCACCTTTGAAGGCGTAACTGATACGGACGCTTTCCTGCGTAACGTGTATGACGGGCTGGCATCCGGCGTTCACCTGTCTTCCGAAAAGCCAGACTGGATGAAAGGATTTAAAGGTTCACAGAATGTTGCGCGCCGTGCCAGCCAGGAGCGCGTGCTGCACTTTAAAGACGGTAACGCATGGCATGAGTACAATCAGCAGTATGGCGTTGGCAGCCTTCGTGAAGCCATATTTGGTGGACTGGAGTCATCGGCGCGCAACACCGGCCTGATGCGCGTGCTGGGCACCAACCCGGAGAACATGCTCAACTATCTGGCTGACACTGTATCAAACGACCTGCGCGGCAATGAGAAAGGCCTGCGTGCTTTCACTGACGCGCGCCGCAGCCAGATTAAAAGCCAGATGGCAGAAGTTACCGGCGCAACAAACATCCCCGGCTCAACCGCGCTGGCGCGCTTTGGCTCTACGACACGGGCTGTGGACTCGATGATTAAGCTTGGTGGCGCGCTTATCTCATCATTCAACGACCTTGCCAGCAACGCGCTGGAGCTTCGCTATCAGGGTAAAAGCTTCCCGCAGGCGCTGACCGAGTCAATTCAGGGTCGTCTGAAGCGTTACTCGGCACCGGAGCAAAAGCAGATCCTCAGCTCGCTTGGGGTTTACGCCGACTCGATGCGTGATGAAATCCTGCAGCGATTTTCTGGTGACGTGACTCTCCCCGGAAAGGTGTCGCGTCTGCAGCGCCAGTTCTTTAAGCTCAACGGCCTGAACTGGTGGACAGATGCCTCGCGCAACACCACGGCCACAATGATTTCTCACTGGCTGGCTGATAATGCCGATTCGGCTCATGCCACGCTCAATGGCGATTTAAAGCGCGCGCTGGACCTGCACGGCATCGGTGAGGCTGAATGGAGCATTTACCGCCAGATGGATTTGAAGGGCTCAGAAGGCCGCAAATTCATGACGCCTGACGGCATTGATTCAATTCCGGATGAAGTGATCGCCAAATACGTTTCCGATCGCAACGTCAACGTGAACGACAAAAGCCTGCAGGCCGGACGTGAGCAACTGGCTGATAAGTTGCGCGGCTACGTTCTCGACCGCGTCATGGTGGCAATGACTGAGCCAACGGCGCGCACCCGAGCGCTGATGAAGCAGGGCACGCAGCCCGGAACGGTAGAGGGTGAACTGCTGCGCTTTATCGGTCAGTACAAATCCTTTACTGCATCATTCATGCAGCAGGCGCTGGGTCGTGAGGTATTCGGGCGCGGTTATACCCCGGCACCTCTTGGGCAAAGTAAGTGGGGAAGCGTGCAGAACGCACTGTTCAAAAGCGGGAAGGGTGAGATGGTCGGGCTCGCTCAGCTTTTCCTGTGGATGACAACTTTCGGTTATCTGTCAATGCAGACCAAGCTGATGTTGAAGGGGCAGACGCCTAGGCCTGCTGATAATTATAAGACCTTCCTTGCTGCCGCTGCGCAGGGTGGAGGATTAGGGATTATCGGTGATTTCCTCTTCGGCGAGGCGAATCGCTTTGGTAATGGGCCAGTCACTTCATTGGCCGGGCCTGTTGCAGGCGATCTGGATGACTTCATTTCGCTCTACCAAAAGGCTGTCGCGGGGGAGGCTAAGGCCGGTGATGCTTTCAGGACGGCGGTTGATCACACCCCGTTCATAAATCTATTCTGGCTTCGTCCAGTATTGAATGGCCTGATACTGAACCAGATAACCGAGTCGCTTTCCCCCGGCGCGCTGCAGCGGTATGAGCAGAACGTGAGGAAAAATCAGGGAAACGACTTCTTGGTTAAACCATCTGACTGGATGTTAAGCAAGCACTTGTAGCCCACCATTAGGTGGGCTTATCTGACTTACTTGCCGCCGGGGCGAGAGTCAGCCGAGCGGCCGCCGCAGATGGAACCATCTGATGCGGTATCAGTAGAGTGTTGGCAGTTACCTGCAAAGGCTTGCACAGAGGCACCCATGGAGAGGATCAGGCAAAGGACTGCAATTGTTTTCTTCATAATATTTCTCGCTGTGTGATTTTTGCCAAGCGGCAAGAAACAATATGTCCTGATTACAAAAACAGCAATAAATTTAATGAGAATATTCTTATTTTTCTTTCAGGTGTTCTTTTTGCTTTCATCAAGGAGATCATTGACGTCCACATCTGCTGGGCTCTTTTGCATGTCAGTTAGTGCAGCAGCAAATGCGGTCAGAGCTTGAATGATGCCTTCAGGGTTATCAACATTCTTGATTTCAATAGGCTTTCCATTAGCCATGTCGAACTTAATAGACTTGGCTTTTCCAGAAACGGCATCCTCTAGTATTTGAACAATCTCTGAATTTATAGATCTTCCGTTCGCCTTTGCTCTTGCTGTAATGGCATCGCGCAACTCGTCGGGCATCCTCAGTCCGAATGGCGCGATGTTTCTCATACCTTTCATAAATTTGCTCTAATCAGTTTTGATATCACAGTGTAATCATAAAACCGCTTGACACGATAGACTCACGGTGTAATCATTTCACCGTGATATCAACTTGCTAACGAGGTGCGAAATGGGTGATGTGCTTTACACGGGAAGAAAAAGCGAAAACTTTATGCTTAGATTGCCCGAACGCATGAAAGAAGAAATCCGCCGAATGGCAGAAATGGATGGAATCTCAATCAACTCTGCGATAGTCCAGCGACTTGCTAAAAGCCTGCGTGAGGAAAGAACAAGTGGTCAGTAAAAACAGCGAAGCCCCGACTGCGCTAACAGTCAGGGCCTCTAATTTGCCGGTTAACCTTTGCGAGAAAACCAACATGAACATTGTAGCTAAAACAGAGATGAACTTCCATGGCATCAACCTGACTCCAGTGGCTGATTTGAACGGTGTTTGGCTGACATCGGCAGATGTTGCGAAAGCCCTTCATTACAACAGCACCAAATCAGTAACCAACCTGTTTAATCAGTACAGCGATGAGTTTTCTCCAGCAATGACAATGGTCATTGAATCAGTGACCAATGGTATTGGCGGCTCTTCCCGCCGGATGAAGGTTCGCGTTTTCTCTCTTCGCGGTGCACATCTTCTGGCTATGTTTGCCAGAACGCCGGTAGCCAAAGAATTCCGCCGCTGGGTGTTAGACATTCTGGATCGCGAAGTTGCTCACTCACCGATCGCCAAGCAGTTCAGCGACGAAGAGTTGCAAGACCTGTGCTGGTTGTGGCGCGCATCGGTTGGCATGGCAAGCAAGATGGATGACGTTGAGCCACTTCTGCGTGTTGCTGAGCACAGACTGGCAGGCGCATATCACTCGATGCCACGCGAGTATTCGCGAGTCATGAATAAAGCCAGGAAATTGCTGGAGCGCGAAACCATGCATATTCACGCGGATCGTCACACCACTGACAATTGGCGGGTGCTGAACAATCTAAGGATTCCGGAGTTACATTGATGGGCGCAAAGGACGGCGCAAAAAGAAAAACCGCCAGTTACAGCTGGCGGTCTACATCGACTACATAGAAGGCGAAATCTATGAATAAAGTAACTGTAGCAAAAGGAAGATCAGCTGTCACCAAAATGTCTAGCCGCGAAATCGCTGCTTTGACGGGCAAGCAGCATAAACACGTTCTTGATGATTGCCGCAAACTCTTCGAAGCGCTCAATCTTCAATCGGCCGACTTTTCGGCCGATTACCAAGATGATAAAGGGCGCACCTACCAGGAGTATTGGCTCGACCAAGATCTGACTCTTACCCTGATGACTGGCTATAGCATTCCACTGCGCCATAAAGTTGCCAAGCGCTGGCGTCAACTGGAGTCTGGCGAGGTGCTGCCGCAGAAGTCAGCGTCTTACCTGCCGGAGTATCGCCGCGCCCGAGCGATCAAGATGGAAGTAGAGGCTATGAATATTGCGCTTTCATTCATGCCAAAGTTGAGCGATATCGCAAAGCAGACGGCAATGGCACGCGCTGTTAATGATGCGGCCGGCATGGAGTTACTCCCACTGCCGCAGGTTGATGAGCATTATCATAGCGCAGGTGAGGTTGGGGAAATGCTTGGCGTATCGGCTCAGAAAATTGGGCGAGTGGCCAATGCTAACAACCTGAAGACAGACCAGTACGGAATTACCGTGATGGATAAGTCAGCTCACAGCAATAAACAGGTTGAGGCGTTCCGATATAATGCCGAAGGAGTTAAGGCTTTGAGGCATCTTATTCACGGTGCTGATGTTGCATAAATAAAATGCTCAACACTAAACCCGCTTCGGCGGGTTTTTTATTTCCATTCTGCTTCGGCATACGCATTACAGGAGGTCAATCCCAGCAATCCGTTTCGCCCTAATGAGATTCTGACGGCTTGCTCATTAATCGGTTTTATTTCCCGGCCAATATCTTTCGCGTGCTCAAAAGCGATAGCGGTTACCTGGCTCTTACAAGCAATGGCCACAGAGTCGCTTTCTGGTTCGAATTGATAGCGTGAATAATCAACCTGCACTCCAAACCCATCGGTTTTATTAACAATGCCGTAATTTGTATTGCTGTCGTATTTGCTCATCTTCATTTCTTTGAAATGCCCGGCTGATGTACATCCGGCCAGCACTGTTATGCACGAAACAAAAAACATTCTTCTCATTTGATTTTCCTTTCAGGAGAAAGGCAGATGACAGTCTCATCCACCCAAAGTTACGTGGAGTATAAAGCTGACGGAGTAACGGCGACATTCACCATTCCATTTTATTTCCTTCTGAACAGCGATATTTCAGTAATGCTCGCCGACTCATTAGGGAGTATCAGTGAGTCGGTGAATGGCGCTGATTTCACCGTCACTGGCGCAGGTGAAAGCGGAGGTGGCTCACTCACTTTCGGCACTGTTACCGCTTCAGGAAATACTATTCTCATTTACCGAAATCCACCGGTAACGCAGGAGACAAAGTACTACGAGAACGGCAAGTTCCCGGCCGCTTCACATGAAGCAGCGCTGGATAAACTTACCATGCTCATTCAGGAGTATGGCTGGCGCTTCGACTCATTAACCCTGAAAAAGCCCAGCATCTTCGCCAGCTATTACGATGCCCTCAACAACCGTATCAGTAACCTTGCGGATCCAGTCGCAAGCAATGATGCGGTTCCCAAGCATTACGTTGATGAATCGGTATCAGACTTCAAACAGTACGTTGACAGCGAAGTTTCTGCAGAGTCTCAGGCACGAAAAGCCGCTGATATAGCAGAAGCAGATGCGCGTGCAACAGCAGATGCCAACCTTCAGGATCAGTTAACCGGCAACGTTCCACTTGAGGCTAGCGCCTTCTCAGTTATCTCCTGGCATAAACAAACCGTCGATAACAGCGTCACTATCCCCGACAACATGAATGCATGGTCTTTCGGACCGGAAATTACCATCAGCTCTGGCCAGCAGGTCACCATTCCAGAAAACAGCTACTGGACGATAGCGAGCGGTCAGCAGGTTAACAACTCAGGCACAAACGTCGATTATGGCGAACTTTAAGGAAAACACATGGCAGCATCATTGCAGTTGAAAGGCGGCACGGCCGCTAAGGTTGCAGCGTATACACCTCTGGCGCGTGAAGTCGTAATCGATACCGATAACTATCGGCTATTTATTGGCGACGGTTCAACTACCGGAGGTAAGGCCCTAACAGTGGCATCAGCTGCGAAATGGACGACTGTCCGTACTCTAACTATCACAGGAGCAGCCACAGGTTCAGGCTCCGTGGATGGTTCAGCAGACGTGTCTATTGCACTGACACTTGGCGCTATTGATCTCGGCACGCTGTCGTAAGGTGGTTATATGGCAGCATCCATTCAGGTAAAAAGAGGCACAACAGCAAAGGTTGCCGCCTACACACCACTCAGTGGTGAGCTGGTTTTAGATACAACAACAAACAAGCTGTATGCAGGAGATGGCTCAACGGCAGGCGGAAACCAGATCGCAGCAAGCAAGAAAGGTGTAACGGATGGCGGAAATGCGACATCTGGCGAGGTAGGCGAATACTTATCCAATACTGGCACTGCCTCAAATGCAACGGCAGGCTCTGTAGCCAACTACGCAACTTTAACGTTGACCCCCGGGGATTGGGATGTCAGTGGGTGCGCGCAATTCAACCCTACTGGAGCTAGCAATAATGCTACGCAGTTCAATGTCAGCATTAGCCTTTCATCCGGGATGGGGGGAGGATTCCCTTACATGACGCAGTTAAGATCATCATTTAATGCAAATGGCGGTCAAATGATTAATACACCAGTAAGGCGCGTTAGCGTTTCAGTAAGCACGATAGTTTATTTAGTTGCTGGTGCATCATTCCCAGATGGGACAATGCCAGTGCAAGGATTTATTCAGGCGAGAAGAGCCAGGTAACAGGAATATATATGAGCCAACTCAGAACAAACCAACTAGGAACTTTAGATGGTACAGTAACTATTGATGTAAAGGATATTGCATCTCATTCCTATGTAGATAATAAGGTTGACTTGGCTACATTGCCTAACGATCTTATATTTTTCCCTAACTTCCGTTCTGATGAAGACACTGATACAAGATTTATGTTTTCTACGGATGGTGTTATTTATTCAAGCGTTAGCGACAACCCACTTTCAACAGATGGCAGCGATGAACCAATTAGTATGGGGCCATCAGGGCACATCTGGGTAGATGGAACTCTATACCTAATCGTAGGTTGGTATTCTCTTGGCAGTTGGGATGCAACCGTATATAAAACTACGGATGGATTTAACTTTTCAAGGCACAGAGTTAATTTCGGTTCTACACCTATTGGATCAAGCACCAATCCTATATCAGGGGCAACTCACGCCTGTGATAAAGTGTGGAGTCCATTCTTTGTAAAAGACGGAGATGATATCTATGTAGGTTTAACTTTACCATATGGTAATGACTTCGTTGATGTTAATGGAAATACCATAGGTGATTATCGGCAGTACTTATCTAAATGCTCAAGCTTAGACAGCCTAACCTTTGAATACCCTACAATTGTAACGCAAACGTCTAATGCAAACTGTCAAATTGATGGTATGTTTTACAAGTATGGAGACAGCTGGAATTTATTTTCCAAAAATGATTATAACAAATATATCGAACACTGGACGTCGAGCACATTAAACGGCCCTTACACTAAGTCATCTGATGTTATGACAAGCGGACAAGCTGAAGCGCCATATTTAGTGGAGTGGACAGAGTCACTGCCAAGGTTCAGGCTTTATGCAGACTCATATGTAACAGGGTCATATATTTATAGTGAATCAAATGATCTTGTGTCATGGACTTCAACAAAGCAAATTGAAGCCGATAGAGCAAATCGGCACGGCTCTTTCTCCAATACGAGTTTTATGGATGATAAAAGCAAGGAGCTTCTGAAATCAATTTTATGCTCAAGAACAAGTAAGAGCGGTAAAGGAACTGTAATTACCGCTAGCAATACTTCATTCCACCCCAGAGATGGGTACGTTTATTCAATTACTGGAACAAATAGTTTTGAGCTGACAATTTCAGAATATAGCGCTAAAGAGTTTTATCTTGTTGTATCTTCTCAAAGCCCACTGTGCCAACTTAAAGTTAATGTTAACTCATATTATGCAGGAGTTGGAAACGGTAAGCCTTTAATTCTGAATGGGGCAGATCACTCTAATAAAATCATTCGAGTTAAACAGATAGGAAGCCAGTACTATACCGACGCAGTTACATCTCTTGAGCAAACAGCAATTGCGTTATCAACAGTAAGTAATTTCCCAACACTGAGCAGCTTCTCGCCAGTGGTAGGTAATTTGTATACAACAGATGGAGGTAGCTCATATGCATCAGTTACTACCATTTCTGGAATTGCTTCGGGTTACCCAGATGGTGCAAATTTCTACCTTCAGGTGCAAAGCGATAGTGGGTCTAATGGTCAGATTCAGATATCTTCTGGGGCAACCAATATGGTCACGGGTACTGTAACCATCTCGCCGGGAACCCAGCAAGTTTATGAGGTGCGGAAAATCGCTGGTTACTGGAGGGTAATGGCTTAAGCCTGAGCGGCCTTACGGATGAGGCCTATATTCTTTATGCGGTATTGATTACGCCAATAGTGACATATCGAGCAAAAATTTTTCCCATGAGCATTCTCTTAAAATTTTGTGGCTGATCCTGGCATCTGTCGGTTCCATTATCAAGAATTGCCATCGATATAATCCGCCCACCACTGCATCATCTCTCTTCGCTTATCGAGGTACTGGGCGTGATTATAGATGCCGCGGATGTTGTTGCGGTCTACGTGCGCCAGCTGCCGCTCGATGGCGTCATGGGGCCAGCCGTGCTCATTCAGTATTGTGCTGAACTGGTGCCGGAATCCGTGCCCGCTCGCAAGCCCCTCGTATCCTATCTGGCGAATAACCAGCAGAACGGCGGCATCGCTTATCGACTTAGTTTTGTCATTGCGGCCGGGGAAAACGAAAGGAGAGTTGGAAGTGATCGGCTTGATGAAGTTGAGAAGGTCCTTCACCTGATGTGACATTGGCACAACGTGCACCTTGCGATTCTTCATCACCTCGGCGGCGATCGTAATTATGTCGTTTTCAAAATCGATGTCTACCCATTGCAGGGTACGCATCTCTTTTGTGCGCATGGCGGTGTACTGCAAGAACTGAGTGGCAATGCGGGAAATCACACTGCCTGAATAAGTCGCCAGCGCGGCATTGAACGCCGGTATCTGCTCGGCGGGGAGGAATGGGTAATGCTGCTTCCTGTATCCCTTCATCGCATCCGCAAGGTCTGGCGCCGGATTGTACTTGCACCTTCCGGTCACGACTGCATAGCGGAACACCTCCCCGCATCGGCGGCGCGCTTTGCTGGCACGCTCTAATGCGCCACGCTCTTCAAATCTGCGCAGCACCTTGAGCAGTGCCATTGGCTCAATCTCGTCCATCTGCATCTTACCCAGATAGGGAAGGATGTCAGCCTCAAACATCTTCTTTAGTTCCGTGGCGTAAGTCTCCGACCACACCTGGCGCTTGTGCTTATACCACTCCTCGAAAATTGTTCCGAACGAGTCCGGCGTTTTATCCTGCTTCTTCTTCACTGCAGGGTTGAGTCCGATCGCCAAATCCCTCTTCAGCTCAAACGCCATGCTCCTGGCATCTGCCGGGCCAATCTCCGGATACTTCCCGATCGTGTGAACCTTCTCTTTACCCTCGAACTGATAGCGCACCTGCCACACCTTTTTCCCTGATGCCGGCACGTAGAGAAACAGGCCATTGCCATCCGCCACGCGGTAAGGCTTTTCTTTGGGCTTTGCAGCGTCAATCTGCTTGATTGTCAGCAT